AAGGGCGGGGTGTAGGCTCCGCCTCTTTTTTTGTGCCAATTTTGGAACGCATATTGTAACAGCACCCTCCAACACAACTATTTATCAACATTGAGTGCGGGTTCGACCCCCGCTGCCGGCAGATTAATACCCCGTAAGACGCTGTATATGGCGTTTTGCGGGGCTTTTGTTATGTCTGTGTGTATTTGTCTTGGAATGGAATTTGGAACGCTGAGACGGCCTTGAGCGCCATTGGGTCGACCTTGTTTGCCACTTCTCTCATGGTTAAGCCGAGTTCTTTTCTTCTTAATCTAATCACCTCGTTTGCCTTCATGGTATATCCCCTCCTATATTCATATTATATCCCGAAACCTTCAAATTGGTTGCATAAATATCGCATATGAGTATTGATTTTCACATACATAAGTGCTACCATAAACTTACGTTGTTACAGGAAAGGAGGTGAAAAGATGTTCAACAAGCGCGAATTTGAGGCGTTATTGGCGCGTAAGGGAGTCAAGAAATATCAAGTGGCGAGAGAACTGGATATGACTTACGGAAATCTGTACCGCAAGATAGAGACAGGGCACTTCTCCAGAGAAGAAATCGGCATTCTAATCAAGTTTCTTGACATCAAAGACCCTATGCCCATTTTTTTTGCTGATGAACTTACGTAAGTGGAAGGAGAGACGCAAGACGATGCTGGACTACATAACAATGCGCAATATCTACGTCATCACCTATCTGCCTACTGGTAAGAAATATGTAGGTAAATCGAAAGACGTAGAATCAAGGTTCAAGACTCACATTAGTTTTTTACAGAATCACAAACATCCAAGTGCGGACTTCCAAGCCGATTACGATAAATACGGCGGAGGACTTGAATCGTTCAAGGTCGAAATAGTTGATTATCAGCTTGGTGGGTTCGCAGACAGATATGATCAAGAGCATGCGGCAATGATGAAATTTAAAACATACGATAAGCGGTATGGATATAACGCAAGCGACCAGTCAATACAATGGATGCGTGAAAAGCAGGGACTACCGAGAAAAAACTTCGGATGGCACCGCAGAAGAGAACTCGAAGGAATGAGTGCAACTTGACGGAGGTTAAAGATGATTAAGGTTATTGATGACTGGTACATCACAGTCGAAACGAACCCTGTTAACTATGTTGTCCGCAAAGGCAACGGCGAGCGGAGAGAAAAGAAGGGGTGGAGCGATGACGCAAAGGGATATTTTACAAGCCTTCGTGGCGCCATTAAATTCATCCGTGAGCAAATTATCGCGGAAAGACTTTCAAAGGCTTGCACCCCGCTTCCCGACGCGATAACGGCTATCTCAGAGGTCGACGCCCGCTTTGAAAAAATCATGAAAAAGATTGGAGCATGACCACTCAGAAAAAAGGAGGCAACCATGAAGAATTGGAAAGATTGGCTCGTTTGCTACGCAGTCAAATACAAAGACGGACACATAGAAGAGAAAAGAGCCACAGTGAAAGGCCGCTACATGGTGACGGCATTCGGCACCGCTCTCTGCGACATTATCGACCCATTGCTGAAGCAGGACGACGTCGCCGATGCGGTCATCTGGAACATCGGGATCATTGATGACGATGTCTTTCCGGAGAAATGATGGAAACAGCATGTGAGCCGTGCCTGCATTATCCCATCTGCATGGAACGTCGAGGCCCGTGCCGGGAATATAAAACCCTAGAAATGATACGGAGAGAAATCAATGCACTCAATGAGAATCATAAGAAGACTGCCACCCGCTCCAAAGCCGACCAGAGACCGCAGAGACCCCAACTTTGACGCTTTCGGGCATCCAATCAAGGCACTGGGGCCCATCAAGGGCTTCGGGGACGAGGAGGTTAAAGAGCGAGTAAGAGAAACCTGCCGTAAGCGTCAGGAAGTAGCGAGAAAACGCAGGGCGACAGTCAGGCAGATGGCTGTGGAGGGCAAAACGGACGCCGAAATCATGCTTGCCACTGGATACAAGCAGGACAGCGTCCGCAGAATCATCAACATCATGCGGAATGAGGGGATAGATATTCCGCAAAGAAGGAAAGGGGTTAAGAAATGCAAAAAATAGTGGAGCTTACGTTCCTGTTCAGCTGGATCACGGCAGGCGGAAGCATCGAGACGATATTCGACGGCGGTCTGCCCGTGTTCCTGGTCAGCATGGCGGTCCTTGTTGTGACCGCAATCATTTTGACACGCAACGACGAAAAATGACCCCACAGGAATGTTGCAGCATTCCACAGGGGCCTGAAAAAAGAAAAACTTTATAAGGAGATTATAACATGGGAAACAAATCTATCACAGAACTTACTGAACTTATTCTCAAACAGGGCGACATGATCACCCGCAAGAATGAGTTTCTGAGACACGCATCTGAAGAATTCCGCAATGTTGGCAAACTTGCCACCATGTGCAATGGCATGAAGTTCACGACTGCGGAATCCGCATCTGAGTTTATGGGCGTACTGGCGAATACGCTCAAGAAACTTTCCTACGAGCGTTTTGATCTGCTCGAAGAATCCAATATCGCACTTCCTGAAGCAGTAGAAGCCAACGAGAGAACTATTGACGAACTCGATGACCTCGAAGAGGACCTGCCTTTTGTCACTCCCAGCGAGGAGGTGGAAGCATGAGCACACTCTACGAACTCACTGAAGATTACATGAATCTGCTTGCACTGGCAGAGGATCCCGACATTGACGAGCAGGCCTTTATGGACACGCTCGACGGCATTGAGGGCGCAATCGAGATTAAGGCAGAAAATTACGCAAAAATCATGCGTCAGTTGGAGGCCGATGCGGCTGCGTGCGAGGCCGAATCCAAGCGCCTCAAGAATAAAAGCAAGACCATCGACAACAACATCAAGCGCATGAAGCAGGCCCTCCAGTTTGCGATGGTGGCAACTGGCAAGACTAAATTCAAGACGCCCCTGTTCAGCTTCTACATTCAGAAAAATTCTGCAAGCGTTGTTATGGACGAACAGTATATCGAAAACATCCCGGAGCGTTTCCTCGTCCGTAAGGATCCCGAGATCAACCGCAAGGCGATCAGAGACGCCATTAATGCAGGGGAGGACCTGACGGGCCTTGCACATTTGGAAAGCACAGAGAGCTTGAGAATTAAGTAAGGAAGGTGATGAGATGGCGATACCTGTATTTGTAATCGGTCCTTCCGGAAGCGGAAAGACATTCTCAATTAAGAATTTTGGAGCGGATGAGGTCGGCGTGATCAGCGTGGAGAAGGGACGCTTACCGTTTAAGTCAGACATTAAAGTCTGTAAAGTGAAGCGCGATTTCCCCACCGCTAAAAATTATGCGGATTTGAACGCTGCATGCTATGCGTGGATCGAGCGTGTGATTGCGTCGAGCAAGGCGAAGTCGATCGTGATCGACGACAGCCAGTATCTGCTTGTCAATGAGTTGTTCGACCGCGCAAAAGAAAAATCCTACGACAAATTCACCGACATGGCGGTCAACTTCCGCAATTTGATCCACTTCATTAACGATCTGGCAGAGGAAGACAAGATTGTGTATTTTCTCCACCATTCCGAATCGGCGGGTGACGGACGCGAGAAGGCAAAGACGATCGGGCGCATGCTCGATGAGAAACTGACACTTGAGGGGTGCTTTGACATTGTCATTTATTGCAGTGATCACAAATTCTACACGCAGGCGAACAATCAGAGCACCGCAAAAACTCCCGAGGACATGTTCCAGAGCGTGGAGATCCCGAACGATCTCAAGGCGGTTGATGTGGCGATTAGAGAATATTATGGATTGGGAGGAGGTGAATAAAGATAAAACCAGTTAATGTTCCAACAAAATATGAGGCCTATTTACAGTCAGAACAATTTGACGAAATAAGGCAGGCAGTTTTTGCCCGTGATGGCCATAAATGTGTTGTGTGCGGCTCCACCAACATATTGCAGGCGCATCACCTCACATATCGCAATTTATATCATGAGCCGACCAGTGATCTTGTCACTCTGTGCAAGGCTTGCCACTCTATCTATCACGCAGTGGAGAAACGGCGCAAAGTCGTTGAAGAGATGTATAAATTCGAGGCAAACCTCGAAAAAGCGCATCAGCAAATGGAATATGATGCAAAGGTGGAAGCATATAAAGCAGAAGAAGAACGGATTAACCGCGAAAGCGAATTGATCACTCAGGAAATAAAAGAACAGTATCTTCCGAAAGATTATTGCAAGAACGGCGACCTCGATATGATGGCGTGGGAAGTTCTTAACCCAATCATAGAGAAGAAATGCAAAGAACACGGAATTGAATACTGGAGAGGCAACAAGATGGAACTTCGTTCGTATTTCCTTTATCGCAGATGCGAACTTTTGCTTAAATGCATAGATCTCGGATATAGCTATGCGAAAGTACGGAGCGGCACGAAGTTTGACCCGAGTTGGCTCTGGAAATGGTACAAGCGCGACAAATGTGAAGCAAAACTTAACGAAGAAAAAGAACTTTATAAGGAGAATTAACCTATGAAACGTATCGACATGACCAACGTACAGGAAGCAACAGGATTTGAAAGACCCGAAGCAGGTGCTTATATCTGCAAGATCACCGCAGTCGAAGATGTCCCCGCAAAGGAATATTTGAAAGTTACTTATGACATCGCAGAAGGCAAGTATGCCGGGTATTATACCAAGACACGCGCAGATCACCCCGACTGGGCATGGGCGGGCGCTTATTCCAAATCATACAAGACCAACGCTCTCTCGTTCTTCAAGAGATTCTGCACAGCTGTCAGCAAAAGCAACGGCAACTTCGTTTTTGACGGCGGGGCGGTCAACTCTGACGAACGCACTCTGATCGGCAAGAAAATCGGTCTCCTGTTCCAGGAGGAAGAGTATTACGGCAACGATGGCGAAAAGAAGACACGCCTGATTGTTAACCGCGAATTTTCGATCGGCACGATCGCATCCCAGAAGACACCGAAGCCGAGACTTCTTAAGGAAGAAACGGCCCCCGGTAGCGTTGACGGATTCATGTCAATTCCCGATGGGACAGATGAGGAGATGCCGTTTGCATGATAATACAGGAAGACACGCGTCAGCAAACGGGCAAGCACAATATAAAGCACGCATACTTTGATGGCGCGGGCGTGGGCGTGGTGCGGTCCAAGTTGCCGTTTGGCGATTACGCGCCCGTCCCGCCCGTCTCGATCGATACAAAAAAAGATATGGATGAGATAGCGCAAAACATATGCGGAAGTTCTCACAAGCGTTTTATCAATGAGTGCAAGGCGGCAAGAGACGCAGGTTGCAAATTGATCATTCTCGTTGAAAACACTGTCGGCATAAATGATATATCGCAGGTGCACATATGGAAAAATCCGCGAAGCTGCTACTCGCCGAACTGCGTGCAGGGCCCGCGCTTGCAAAAAGCAATGGAAACCATTTCTTCACGCTATGGCGCAGAATTTCAATTTTGTCGTCCTGATGAGGCGGGAGAAACAATCATACGAATCATAGAAGGATATGAACAAACTATTAGACGCGGCGATTGAATACGCCACCAAATACAAGTGGGCGGTCTTTCCTTGTTCGCCAACAAGCAAGAAGCCACTCACTCCGCATGGATGCAAAGACGCAAAGAAAAATGTCGGCGCGATAAAAGCATGGTGGAAGAAATGGCCCAATGCGTCAATTGGCATTGCAACAGGATCCGCGTCAGGCCTTATTGTCATTGATGAGGATTTGGACGAAGACAAAGGCCTGAACGGATACGAAGAAGTAAGCGAATGGGAACGTATCAATGGGGCGCTTCCGGAAACAGTGCAATGCATCACTGGACGCGGTGGATATCATCTTTACTATCAATACGATGGGACAGACATCAAAAACCGCGCAGGCATTCTTGAGGGCGTAGATGTGCGAGGGGAGGGCGGTTATGTAATCGCCCCGCCGTCAATGCACCCTAACGGGACAGAATACCAATGGGAAGACGCCCCCGGAGAGATACCACTTGCTCCCCTAACTGAATCAGTCAGGCGCTTCTTATTTGGAGAAAATGAGAAATCAAAAACGGATACTGATTTCAAATTGCCCGACAGGATTCCAAGTGGAGAAAGGAACGACACATTATTTAGGCTTGCATGTTCCATGCAGGCGCAGGGCCTTCCTGATGCAGCCATTATGGCGGCGCTTGAGCAAACCAACCAAACGGCATGTGACGTACCAGTGGATGATGATGAGCTCGAAACAATCATATCCAGTGCGCTGAAATATCAAAAGGGCGAACTGAAGACCATATCGAAGGACATGCCCGATTGGAGAGCGCCACAGATTACAATGACGGTCAACAAGGACGGCGAAGTCACTGACAAGCCAGCGCAAACAATCCACAACGCCGAAGAGGCGATCATGTATGACCGCGAGTTGTTTGGAAGGATACGAT